GGTAAGTGTGTTTCCAGCCATGTTTATGGTTTCCTTCGAGATAATAAATTAGGGTTGGTTGAGCTATCCAGCTCTGGCACCAGCCGCCATCCGGCCACTGGTAAAGGGGTTAGTCGACGATGGTGATACCGTCTTTGAGGGTCGATTGTTGCTCTGCCGGACTCAAAGTGGTGAACGCGTCACGCTTCATGGTCTTTTGACCGGCAGTGTGTTGGGTCTGGCGAGAACCTGTCCCCTGATTACCGCTGGCTTTCAGGATGTGGTCTTTCTGAGGGTACTGCTCCACCATGAATTCCAGCGCCTCATCAAAGGAAGCCAGCTCGCCAGGTTTAGACCGGGAATAAATCTTGTTGCCGGCGCCGTCGTATGCGACGACTTTGCCATCCTCAACTTTGAATGACTGGCCGAAACGGGCTTGAAGCATATCTGATGGAATGGCCACTTTATCTGCGATGAACT